AGAGTAAGTGCATCTGGTCTAGGTGGTGGTAAGTTTCTTGGAGAAACCTCTGGTGGTGCTGGAGATATTATTCGTGTTCACGAAAATGAATTAAACACTAGTGTTGCTATTGATGCAAGTAACAACGGATTGGCCGCAGGCCCACTAACGATTGCGAGTGGAGTAACACTTACAATCAACGGTGAACTTTCGGTGGTATAGACATGAGTAAGATTTCAGTAACAACAATAGCAGGACTTACATCTGGTGGAGATGCAAACACAGTCAAGATTGAGTCTGGTGATGAACTTAATGTAGTCAACGGTGACCTTACTGTAGATACTTCAACACTAAAAGTAGATAGTTCTAATAATCGTGTCGGCATGGGAACTGCAAGTCCATCTAGACAAGTAATGATTTCAAGAAGTATTGCAGATGGTAGTGGTGAACTAGGAATTGTTTCTTCTGATAGTTCAACAAGTGGTGCTTTAGGTAATATTCATTTTGGAAATAGTACAGATACTTCACTAGCAAGTATAAGAGCAACTGCTGATGGTGCGACTGATTCTGCTAAGTTAGAATTTAATACTGAAAAAACTGGTGCAGCTATTGAGACTGCAATGAGAATTGACAGTAATGGTCGTGTGACAAAACCACTTCAACCATCTTTTTCTGCATCTTATACTGGCACTGCTGGTTTTCAAGACCCAGCTAGTGGACTTGCCGCTGTACCTTTTAATACAACTTCCGCCCATGCTAATAATCATAATATCGGCAATCATTATAATACTACAAATTATAGATTTACTGCCCCAGTTGCTGGAAGATACCTTTTTATGGTAGTGTTGGGTCACCTATATATGAGTCACAATGAACATCTTGTTTTGGAATTCAGAAAAAACGGTACACGATATGCTTATTCATATAAGCACGTAAATAATATATCTGGTGATAATTATTATGATAGTGGAGAAATGTTCACTCTAATGAATTTAGCGGTAAATGATTATGTTACATTTACAATGGGTGGTAATGGACAATATTATAAAGGGCCCTCAGAATTAAGTTTTGCTGGTCATTTACTAGGTTAACATAAATAGTTTAAATTAAATAGGAGAATATAAAATGGCAGAAATTAAAGTGACAGTATCAGACACACAAGTAAAGTGTCTTGAGTATGCTGCTTACTCAGTTCAAGATTGGTGTGATAATGCAATTCACGAACGAGCTCGTGTGGCACAAGATGAAATTATTGCAAGGTTAGTTGAACATTGCAATGCAAATTCTATTGCACTTGCAGTAGGAACTGATGCACAAGTCACTCAAGCATATACTTTGAAAGTAGTTGATACTGCAAAGAATGTGTCTGACAACGAAAAATTACCAACAGAATAGGTTAAGGAAAAGTTAAATGGCATCAAAGATTAAAGTAGATACTATTGAAAATGTCGCTGGTTCTGGAAACGTAAGTCTAGGGTCTGGACATAATCTTGTGGTGCCTGGAAATAATAGTACTACTGGTAACGCAACGGTTGGTGGTACACTTGGTGTTACTGGTGCAACAACAACTTCTGGTATTACATCATCAGCTGCTCATACAGTAACGACATCAACACACGCAAACGCATCTGTTTTCAAATCAACTGGTAATACACAAATCATGTTGCAAGATACAGACGCAAGTGCAAATGACCAATTCTGGGGATTGCAGAATAGTGGTGGTGAATTTAATATCCTAACTTGTAATGATGATAGAGCAAGTGGATTTGTTACACCAATGACAATTACTCAAGCTGGTTATGTTAAAAAACCGAATCAAGTTTCTTTTGTTGCTACTGGTAATTATGGTGGTTATATCAACTCAAGTCCTGTTCCATTTCCTACTGTTGTCCAAAATGTAGGTAATGGTTATAATAATTCAAATTATACGTTTACTGCTCCAGTAGGTGGAACATATTTTTTCCATTTTCATTGTGGAATTGTGCAAGGTACTAGTGGTAATCAAATTTATCCTTATTTTCAAAAAAATGGTGGTAATTTTATGTACTCATATACAAGTATTTCTGCTAACTATTATTCACAATCTCATATGACTGCATTAGTTCCTCTGGCAACAAATGATACAATGAAGGTTACAATGGCAACTCCAAGCAGTAATGCAACTTACTATAATGGTGCCCAAGAATGTAGATTTAATGGATATTTGTTAGGATAGAAAAATATGTCAACAATCAAAGTAGATACAATACAAACAAGAACTGGTTCTGGTAATATTACTGCAAGTAATAATATTGCTGGTAATTTGGTTGGTAACGTAACTGGTAATCAAAGTGGTGGAAGTGTAACTGCAACAACTATTTCTGCAACTTCAAGTGGTGCTCCATTAACAGTAAATAGTACTAATAGTAATAACCTTAAAATTACTTTTCAAAACAATGGTAGTGCAGTTTCATACATGGGTGGTCTTTCTAATGGTGTAGTTTTTGGTAATGCTGCTGGTGCTCAAATTGGTCGTTTAGACGGAGATGGATTAAAATTTGGAACGGACTCTGCAGCTGTTAACGGTCTTGACGATTATGAAATCGGCACATTCACTCCATCATATATGCAAACTGGCTCAACCACATATGGAGTTAGACATGGAAGTTATGTAAAGATTGGAAATCTATGTCAAGTATGGTGGGATTTAACTGTAAACTCTCAAAGTGGTGCAAGTTCAACTGCTCTTTTATCTCTACCATTTGCAGCTGCATCTTCTTCTCCATTAAACGATGGTAGTTCACAAAACATGGGTAATTGGTGGTTCTGGGATGTAAGTAATAATTACCTTAGTGGTAATACTCCTTCTGCTTGGATACCACAAGGAAATACTAATGCATATATGTATAAAACTAATGGATATGCTGGTGGTCATGCAAATTGGAATATAAATACAACTGGTAGAATTTCGTGTTCAGTTATGTATTTTACTGAAAGTTAAAATAACTTTATACCTCTAGTGGATACTAGGGGTGGACAAAAGGAGAAAAATAATGGCGATTACAAAACGTACAGAAGAAGATAAAATTGAAGTAGTAGGCGTGTTCAAGCACATTCAAGTGAGAACTGCTACTGTGATTGAAGAAGATGGTGTAGAACTTTCAAGAAGTTTTTCACGCCATGTTGTCTCACCAGACTCAGATTCATCTGGGGAAAGTGCAGACGTAAAGGCACTGGTTGCACAGTTTCATACTGATACAGTCAAAACTGCATATGCAGCACACGTTGCCGCATCAGCAAGTGAAGTTGGTGAATAAGTAACACCTAAATATTTGCATGACTGATGCAAACCACTATCTAGGAAACCCCCTTTTAAAGAAAGCAAATGTTCCTGTCGAATGGACAGAAGAACAGATTCTTGAGTACAAGAGGTGCATGGAAGACCCCATGTATTTCTGTCAAAGTTACATCAAGATTGTTTCCTTGGATGAGGGGATTGTTCCATTCAATATGTTCCCATTTCAAAAAGAGATGGTCGGAACTATTCATAGTAACCGATTTACGATATGTAAGTTACCCAGACAGTCTGGTAAGACAACAACAATCGTATCCTATATCCTACACTACGTTCTATTCAACCCAAGTATGAATGTTGCAATCCTTGCCAACAAGGCTGCGACTGCAAGAGATATTCTTTCCAGATTACAGCTCGCATATGAAAACCTACCCAAATGGTTACAACAAGGAGTAATGTCTTGGAATAAGGGTTCTCTGGACTTAGAGAATGGTTCTCGTATTGTTGCATCATCCACATCGTCTAGTGCGGTTCGTGGTGGTTCTTACAATATGATATTTCTAGATGAGTTTGCTTTCGTACCTCATAATGTCGCAGAGGACTTTTTTAGTTCTGTGTATCCTACGATTTCATCTGGTAAAACAACCAAAGTAATTATTGTTTCTACACCAAATGGAATGAATCTATTCTATAAGTTGTGGAGTGATGCAGAAACAGAAAGAAACACATACGTTCCAATTGAAGTTCACTGGTCAGAAATTCCAGGCCGTGATGAGAAGTGGAAAGACGAAACCATTGCAAACACTTCACAAGAACAGTTCAATCGTGAGTTTGAGTGTGAGTTCTTGGGGTCTGTTAATACACTTATTCATCCTACAAAAATTAAATCGTTTCATTACGATGAACCAATTCAGAAGAATGCTGGGTTGGACGTATATAAAAATCCAGAAGAAGGACACACATACGCACTTGTAGCGGACGTTGCAAGGGGTACAAACAACGACTACTCTGCATTTCTAGTGTTTGACGTATCACAATTACCTTATAAGATTGTTGCAAAATACCGTGACAATCAAATAAAACCTCTACTGTTTCCAACAATAATTCATCAAGTCGCAAGGGGATATAATCAAGCATATGTAATGATTGAGGTAAATGACATTGGAGAACAGGTCGCAACCGCAATGCAGTATGACTTAGAGTATGACAATTTAGTTATGGCATCTATGCGTGGTCGTGCTGGACAGGTTCTTGGTGCTGGTTTCTCTGGGGGTAGAGCGCAACTTGGAGTTAGAACAACTAAAGCAGTAAAGACTTTAGGGTGTTCTAATCTTAAACAAATGGTCGAAACTGATAAGTTAGTTATTAATGACTACGAATTGATTGAAGAGTTATCAACATTTGTACAACATGGACAGTCATATCAAGCAGAAGAAGGTCACACAGATGACCTTGCAATGTGTTGTGTGTTGTTTGCATGGATGACAAATCAACAATACTTTAAAGAATTAACTGATATTGACCTTAGAGAAAAGATGTTTTTAGAACATCAAAATCAACTGGAACAGGACATGGCTCCATTTGGTTTCTTTACTGATGGATTAGAAGATGAAAATATAGGTCAGATGGTAGATGAGTATGGTACAAGGTGGTCACCAATCGTAAGGAATTACGATACAAATTGGTAAAACCCTATATAATTTCAATAATATCATTTTCCATTTTGAGGTAACAATTTGCACATACAATCTTAGATTGGTCGATTAACTTTATGACTTCTTGTCTAGATTGTGTATTAAGACCCTTACGCTTAGAAAGAGAACGGATTTTAGAATTATGTGGATAGAACTGTAGACAAGCAGTCTCACGTTCTCCACAATGACAACAAGATTGATTTGCAAGGAATTCATTGACCCAGATTACTCTCATACGATAGTTTCTCTTAGTCACTTCTTTTATGGTTTCCTTGTATTGTTTGTAATGAGACATGAATCTATTTATATGCACCACTGCATATAAAAATGGGTTTTCAAAACTTAATAATACTAAATATATGAGAAGTGAACAACTTTAATATAAAGTAATAGGAGAAACAAAAATGCCTTTTCAATTATCGCCTGGTGTTCTTGTTAAAGAGATAGACCTTACTAATATCGTTCCTGCTGTAGCAACCTCAATCGGTGGCATGGCTGGTGCCTTTCAAAAAGGCCCAGTTGGTGAAATCGTTGCTGTTGGTTCAGAGAAAGAATTAGTGGATATCTTTGGTAAACCAAACGGAAGTAACTTTGAGACATGGTTCACCGCTGCAAACTTTTTGCAGTACGGTAACGCACTCAGAGTTGTTCGTGCAACATCCGCCATTGTAAATGCTACAAGTGGTGGTTCTGGTTTACTTATCAAGAGTACAGATGACTACTTAAATAACTATTCTGCTGGACAAGGTTCAGCTGGTGAATGGGGTGCAAGAACTGCTGGAACACATGGTAACTCACTTGGAGTATCACTATGTTCTAACGCAACTGCATATGAACAAAACTTTGCTGGAAACGCTGGTACACTTGGTGTAACAACTGGTACTCCTGCTATTGGTGCAACAACTGTTGGTGTTGACAATGGTGGCGGTTCTGCTGGTGCTGGTGGTGCTGCATATAATGTCGGTGACATTGTACATTTCCAAGAAGCAGATGGTCAAGAATATGAGGTTACTGCAATCTCAACTGACAATCTAACAATTAAACAATTAGACAATCCAAACGGTGGTGGTCTTAAAACTGCTCTTGCTGCTGCGACAAATGTTCGTAGACGTTGGAGATTTTATGACTTGTTTGATGCTGCTCCAGGCACATCAACATATGCAACTGGTAAAGGTCTTATCGGTGATGAAATGCACGTTGTTGTATTTGACACAACTGGTGACATCTCTGGTTTCAGAGCAGATACAAATGGTGAAAGAACTAATGCGGTTCTTGAAACATTCCCATTCGTATCACAGGCTGCATCCGCTAAAACTTCACAGGGTGGAACAAACTTCTATCCAGACGTAATTTACGGACAGTCAAAACTTATATACTGGTTAGACCACGACTCTTCATTGAGTAATGCTGGTACAGACCCAGTTGCTGGAACTACATTTGCATCAACTGCTGGTAAAGGTGGTATCAAAGATGATAACCTTGCTGGTGGTACAGATGACTATGCAGTAACAGTTGGTGAACTCGCACTTGCATACGATGAGATTGCAGATGCAGAAACAGTTGACGTAAACCTTCTAATGGCAGGAACTTCGCCCGCTAGTGCAGACGGTGTGTCTCATGCAACTAAGATGATTGACATTGTAGAAGCAAGAAAAGACTGTGTTGCATTTATCTCTCCTCGTAGAGCAGATGTTGTGAATGTGTCTTCTGCACATACACAGGGTTCAAATGTCAAAGGTTTCTTTGATAGTCTTGCAAGTTCGTCTTATGCAGTATTCGATAGTGGATACAAGTATATGTACGACAAGTTCAATGATACGTTCAGATACGTTCCTTTGAATGGTGATATTGCTGGTCTTTGTGCAAACACAGACAATGTTGCAGACCCATTCTTCTCGCCCGGCGGTTTCAACAGAGGACAAATTCGTGGTGCAGTTAAACTTGCGTTTAACCCAACCAAGGCACAAAGAGATATTCTCTATCCTGCCAGAGTTAATCCTGTTGCGACATTCCCAGGCCAAGGTACAGTGTTGTTCGGTGATAAAACTGCACTAAGTAAACCAAGTGCATTTGACCGAATCAATGTTCGTAGGTTGTTTATTCTTCTTGAGAAGTCTATCGCAACCGCCGCTAAGTTCCAGTTGTTTGAATTCAACGATGAGTTCACACAAGCACAGTTTAGAAACTTAGTAGAACCGTTCTTGAGAGACATCCAAGGTCGTAGAGGTATCACAGACTTTAGTGTAGTTTGTGATGGTACAAATAATACAGGTGAGGTCATTGACCGAAATGAGTTTGTTGCAGATATCTTCATCAAACCAGCTCGTTCTATCAACTTCATTCAACTGAACTTTATCGCAGTGAGAACTGGGGTCGCATTTTCAG